TTGCTGTGGCGGAGATTGTTCCGTTGTCTGCGATACTAAGTTTATATTTTGTTCCATTTGGACTCACTAATACGAGTTCAGTAGCATCTACACCACTAACCTCTATTCTTTCACCTTTCTTAAATGATAACCCATCTCTGTACTCTATTTCAGAAATCAGATAGTTTTGATAATCTGTATCTACTATTGGCCCTGGTCTTCTTAATGCCTTTCGTGCCATTACCTACGACCTCTTTTTTTAACATCTAGTCGTATATTACCAACTTTAAATAACTGGTCTGTGTCGCCTGTTATTTTCATCTTAACTTGTCTTGCTGTAAATCTTGCGTCTGTGTAACCATCAGTTTCAAAAGTAAAAGGCCCAAAATCTGTCTCTGCACCAAGTGGTGTAAATCTTCCTGTAAAACTTAATTCGACTCCAGGTAAGGTGTTTGCTTCTTCGTCTGGAATAATCTGATTACATTGTACATAGTTATCACCAACGCCTATCTCAATAGGCCCTGACGTTGCGTAGGGTACTGCTGAACCTATGTCCTCGGATTCAATTAGTGTTGTGCTGTCGTGTTGGTAAACAAAACCAGAACTGTTACATGCTGTTGGAAAATCCAATACGCCTTGGTCTAACCAACATCCCCTATCCATTGATCCAATACTCCATACGTTCTCTATATAGTTCCAGATAACATATTTGTTTGGTGTTAACTGATCTGTGCCAACAGGGAAGAAAAACCACATCTCATTAAAGTTAGAGTTGTGACCACCACATGATGTTTTTCTATATGGACTATTTATATTGTCATAAACAAAATCATGTACTTCGCATTTTATTTCTTTGACTGATCCATCAAATACAAAGAATGAGTTTTCACCCATCCAACATAAGAATGAATCAGCAGCTACAACTGTTCTTGGACTGATTGCTTTACAGTTAGTACCAGCGTCTTGTATGCCATAGATAAAAGGAGAACCTGTGTAATACAATCTAGCTACACCAGTATCAGTAAAGATAATAACGTCTGTTTGCCATTTAACTGCACTTAGTACTCTACCACCTGTAGGTATTTGTAAATCACCAGCAGTATTGGTTGATGCCGCAGTCCATGTTGTTAGTGTTTCTCTTGATGACCATTGTATCTTTCTTGGATCGCCACCTGCGCCCAAAGCTACAACGTGTCTTTCGTTAGTAACTAATACACCAGCACAGTTAGTTGGCGCACCTGAAACGGGTGCTGCTATTGTGCTAGGTGTGTTTGGATTCCATTGAAATATTCTTCCGTCTGATGGACAACAGAAAAGTAATATCTCGCCAAAGTTGTCAAAAGAAAAAGAGTTGGTGTTAAATAATAAACCAGATTGTGAACGTGCATCACCATAGTCTTCAACGTCATAGTGATATGCACCATATCCTAAAGGATCAAAAGATGCGTCTGTAACAAAACCTGATGGTGTGATGTCATACCAAGTATCGTTTATTAAGACATAAATTCTTTCTCTTGTTCCAACTACTAATACTTTTTTATCGCCATTGGTTATGTAGGAGAACATACCAGTAGGAGTACCAGTAAGAGCTGATGTGTTGAGTTTTGTCCATCCACCGATTGGTCTTAGATATCCGTTTTCAAAACGTACTAAGTCACCGTCTGTCCATCTTCCTTTGTTGGCATAATCAGTACCGTTAGTGACAATGCCAGGTGGAGGAGTCACTTGTATTAATGGCATTTAATTCTCCAATGCTTCTACTTTAGCTTCTAATTGTTCTATGCGTTCTATAGCTTCTTGTAATGCTTTAATTGATTTCATATATAAGACCGAGTATTTTACAGATTTAACATTTTGTCCTACTGTAAAATTACCATCATCATCAACACTTCCAAAATCAAAGTGTAAAGCTACATCTTCCTTTTCTGGCTTTGATTCATCAATTAAACCATTCATTTCAGATGCTTCTAATTCCTGTGCTATAACTCCAAGATGATATTGAGTATTTTCTGCACCATCTCTATTAACTAATTTTTTTAGTTTATATTTTCTAATTTTTAATGCTTTAATATCTTCCCATTGAGAACTTGCATCGGAAATGTCTTGTTTAATCCTTTCATCAGATAAAGCACCATAAGAATTATTAGTATTTACTACATTACCACTATCAGCAACATTAAATACATGACCTCCGCCATTTCTTGCATGAATTATCCCAAAACTTCCATTATTAGTATCTCTGGAACATTGTAATTTTAAAACATTTTGGCTAAAAGATGTGCTAGTAACATTATACAATCCAGCATCAATAACAGCTGAACTATTTTCAACATGAAGTTTTGCTTCATTAGAAGTTGTGCCGATGGATGTATCACCATCACCAAAAATAGTCATCCTACCAGTACCACCAGTAATGAAGCCCATTTTATTATCAGCATGACTATAAGTAATACCACCAATGTTAGAGTTACCTGAGTCACCAAATCTAAACTGTCCAACATTAGATGCACCAGATAATATTGTCATTCCTGAATCAGCACTACCTTCTATAACTAATTCGTCAGCACTAGTTAAAACAGATGAAGCTCCGCTATCACCAGTTTTAATATGTAAGCCAACTCCTAAGTCTTTGTTTGATAGTCCAGATGATGCAAAGTAATTATCTACCGCAACTGTTGGTGTGCCAAATTGTAAAGTTGCAACATTGTTAGTTATGTTTGTAGCAATTAAAGCTGGGCCACTACTACCAGATGTGTTTGTAGTGTCGGGTAAAACCAATGTTATGTTTGTATCGTTTAAATCTGCTGGTGCTTTTAGTCCAATTGAGTAACCACTTGCATCAACAAACTTTAATGCGTTTTGTAAGCCATTTCCATTTAAAAATACATCGGCACTTGCTGTTAATGTACCATTTACTTTTAAATTTTTACCAGTTCCCACATGTAGGCCAACACTTGTTCCTGCTCCATTTGCCGAGAAGACTGCATCTACTTGATCTAGGTCTGCATTAAGTTTGTCTCCCCAGGTATTAGTAGAACTTCCTACCTCTGGTTTTCTGAGTTGTAAGTTAGTTGTATAAGTATCAGCCATAATATTTTACTCGCCTATAGTTTTTGTTTCAGTCGTAGGTGTTATCTCTTCAGATATTTTTGAGTCTAAAGCAGACTTTAAATTAGCTACTTCCTCTTCACCCATATTACCTTCAACCCAACCAGTAACTATTGTGTTAGTTAATTCGTCAAAAGGTTTAAAGTCTGTACCGACATCTTCTAATGATAATGATTGAGTGCCATAAACACTAGCGGTGTATGGTACTTCTTGACCATCTACTTCGTGTGTTTCACTACTTGTTGCATTAAGTCTCCAATGGACGTTATAAACTGTATCTGTGTGATCCTCGTATTCTGGGTACACGTCTACTGTTTTACAGTCCCATTCGTATGTATTTGCCATCTTGTTCTCCTATAAAGTTGTTATTATGAAAGCTAGGAGTTCATTATACCTTACTCCGAGCCTAGTTTGCTCTACCCCGTCATCATCTTCCCAGGTGCTAGATATAAACATACCATAATCACCTGCATCAAGGCCTTCTGCTGTAAATGCATCTTGTAAGTCTTGAGCTATAACTCCGAAGTGTAATCTAGCATCATCGCCTTTTTCTTCTACTGCATCTTGCCATCTGAATCTTCTAATCAAACCTTTACATGCTGTAGCTACTCTTTGCTCTGCATCTGTTAATGCTTGTATGTCTTGTTTTTCGTTTCTGTCTGAAGTTTGTATAGTACCGTTGGTAGCGTAGATATCATCAAACCTTGCACCTGAGTAACCAAGGTCTATAGAATTGTCTTGATATGCTCCAGTTCCATTACAAGGTGCAATCCTTGAAGTATTTATGTAATCCCAAAATGCTAAACCTACAGAACTAGTCCCAGTACCATTAGCTATATAAAGTTCTTCTGCATTATCTTGTGGTTCTTGTATTCCTATAATACCGCCTGTATTATTATCTTTTCTTAAGTCTATTAGAACACCATCACTTGTCATTCTATCTAGGAATAAAGGCGTACTTGCGTTTCTGCTTATAGCAATATTGTCAGGCTTAACAGCAACACCTTCGTTACCTGTGTCGCTTGGTGGGAAAGTATTTGTAGTTCCAACTAATAAATTACCTGATGAGTCTATCCTAGCTCTTTCAGTTCCATCAACTGCAAATCCTATAGCTGAACTACCATTAGCATTTTCAGGGTCAGCATGAATAAATACTTTAGAACTATCCCATGCAATTTTGTGGTCTTGTGTTGAACTGTACCCAAATCTTATTTCAGGGTCAGAACTGTTGTGTACTGTTAAAGGTGCATCTGGTGAAGGCGTTCCTATACCAACAAGACCGCCCTGTTTAACTACAAAATATGCACCACTACCATCTTCACATCTAATAGCTGAGCCTGAATCTTGTCTAATATCTAATTTAGCAGCAGCACTTGTATTACCTATGGCAAGATTACCTGATGAGTCTATACTAGCTCTTTCTGTTCCATCGGTTGTAAATTTAAAACTCTTATAAGCATCAAGGTCAACACCACCATCAGTACGTCCATCTGAAGCATACGTTGAAATAGTTAAACCTCTATCTGATTGTGAACCTGAAATAATTGCAACTGTGTCATTGCTTACTCCTGACATAACATGCAAAGTTTCAGTTGGAGAAGTTGTGCCAATTCCAACCTTGCCATCGCCTTTTATCATAATGTCTGTGCGATTGTCTGTTACGTTATGAAATCCTAAACCAACTGCACTTTGTAGTCCTATTCTAAATGTATCATGGTTGGTTCTTTCTAATCTTATTTGGTCTGCACTTGTACCTGATATGTGTAAAGCTGCACCCGGAGAAGTTGTGCCGATACCAACGTTTCCTGATGCATTAATCGACATTCTATAAGCTGAAGCATCATAGTCATAGAAATCCAATCTTCCACTAAGACCTGTAGCCATAGTCCACTTACGACCACCTGTGCCTGTAGAATCAAGAATAACTCTTGAACTTGTTGATGAGCTAAGTTCTATATTTGCACCATCAGTAGGTGTTAAAGATGTTGTACCTATAGCAAGAGATTCTTTTGATGCATCCCAAAATAAACCTTGAGTTGTGCCTGTATCGTCATAGAAGGATATGTCTCCGTTAGATGCTATTTGTAATCTTTTATTTGTAAAATTATTAGCACCAGTTATAAAATTAAAGTGACCTAATGAATTAGTTGCTCTAATATAACTTGCACCAGCCCTTGCAAAGTTTAATGTAGATGATGAATTATCTATAGATATATCGCCTTGTGCAGTTTGAACTGTAAGTGCATCACTTGTAACTGTTCCTGTTACGTCTATGCCTGTTGAGGTTGTAGATACTTTAGGCGAACCTGCATATCTTAAAGTTACTGCACCGCCATTAAAAAATGATGCATATTGTGAATCACCAGTAGAATTTTTAAATATTAAATTAGTAGCGTGTAGTTCTAAATTACCAGCACCAGCATCTTTAATAATGCTATGACTACCATCATGGTAGATTTGTAAATCTGAGCCTGTACCAAATATGGCTTTCTTGTTGTCTGCAAAATTAATTTGGTTTGGGTTTAAATTAATCTGTGTACCAGAGGTACTAAAGATTGCATCAAGAGAGTCTAAGTCAGCGTTAAGCGAAATACCCCAGGTATCTTCTGCTGCACCTGGTTCTGGTTTTGTTAAGTTTAGATTAGTTGTATATGTATCTGCCATTTAAGCTGCCTCTTGTTTGTCTAATTCAGTCCAATTTGTTGATGGGTTACTTTGATCTGTCCATGTTGCACTTGCAACTATCTGATCTGTCCATGTATCGTCTGGAACAATTATATCTTCCCATTTTAGACCACCAACAGCGACAAGGCTACTGGTTTGGTTGATCGTTGATGCGGCTGCGAATGTTGCTCTACCTGTTGCATCAAAGCCTGATGTTTGTGCAATGGTTGAGAAACCAGCTACGGTTATAAATGCCTGTGAGTCAAAGTCTGATACTGCTGCAATCGTTGCATTAGCACCATGTGTTTTTCTGCCTACTGCATTGACATCTGATACAGCTACAATGTTTGCAACTGCTCTATCAATCTGTGTGCCAGTTGCAGTAAAGCCTGAAACAGCCTGTATGACTGCTGTAGGTACATCTATTTGTGTTCCAGTAGCGGTAACTCCTGAAACGACTTGAATGGTTGCTTCGGCTTGAAACGCAAGATCGTTATACTTTGATCTTGAGTAGTAGCCTTTGTTATAGCCTATACTGGCCATGATCTTAAGCCAGTGTTACGTCTAAATCACCAGTGTTGAATCTGAATACATCTCCTGTACTTACAACTTTTGATGTAGTTAAGTTTGCGTATGCTAACAAGTTTCCTGATGATAGTGCATCAAAGATACCAACTGCAACGACTGTTCCGTAGTTTGCTGTAGCTGTTGGATATTCAACTGCACCTGTGTTACTTGCTGTTGTTGGGTTAGTTCCAGACACAGTAAATGCTGATGTCTTTCTTACATAACCGCCACCAGATACTTCAGTTCCACCGCCTGTATCAGTTGGTGCTACTGTATATAAAGCAACATATAATGTTGACGGTGCTGAATAAGCATTGCCACCAAAGACATGCTCTAAGACCTTGTCCTCTAAATAATCACTAAATCCTGCCATCGTATTCTCCTTTAATTACCGTAGTAGTAATTTCTTTTTTGTTTTGTTCCGTAAGTCTTTCTTCTCATCATTAGAGAACCCTTACCAAATGCAGCTTTCTCTTGAGCAAGTCTCATTTCTTCTAATGCTTTCTCAAACTGTTGTGTGAACATTGCTATTCTGTCGTCTTCCATCAAGTAGATAGAAGCGTGTTTCAATGCACCATATAAGTAAACATCTGGGTTTGATACTGATACAAAGTTAGTTGCATTGGTATCACTCAGTGCATTTATTTTACCATAATAAGTTAGCTGTAGGGTGTAAGGAGTGTCAGGAGTTGGTGCTAATTCTATAGTACCATCAACCATTGCATAATATACTGGTTGACCTGTTGAGTTGTTATTTGATTTTCTATAAACATCTAAAGATTCTATAGATTGTTGAAATAACGGACTGAAATCATTTGATGTTATTTCTACATTGATGGCTTCTAACCAATCATTTGGTACTGCTAAGTATTGAGCATCTGCTGTTGCAGTAGCTCTTACAATCATGTCTTTTGTTCTTAACTTTCTGTTAAGTTCAGCTTCTACATTATCAATAAATGTATCTATGGTAGATGTTAAATCTGATCTGTTTAGATAACCAGCTATGGCTGTTTTTAATTCTGCATATGTCATACTTTACCTTGCCAAGTTCTAAAGACGTTATTGTCTGGATTGTTTAGCCATTGTTTCCACTTTGCAGGATCTTTTGACCAACCTTCTCGTAATGCTTTTTGCCAAATTACCATGGGTACTTCAGCTATGTGTCGCATATCTTTTCCAGGCTTAAGTGTATTGTCTCTTAGTTTCTTAACGTGGTCAATGACAGGAGCAACATCTTGAGTTGTGTGATAGACAAACTTGTCATCCTCTGTAATGAACTCTGATTTGTAACCAGTTTTGTGATCGGTGATTGTACGTTTTGTTGCCATATTTAATAAAGGGTGGGAAGGCCGAAGCCTTCCCTAAGTTTAACTAACTTATGAAGTTGTTAAGTCTGCGACTATACCGTGAGCAGCTTCGTTGCTCATTTCTAATCCATACTCACATAAAATCATCTTAGTTACTGCATCACCTATTGTAGAGATATCAACTGTTTTAAAGTCTCTTAAGTAAGATACTTTAGCGAAGTCTGGATCAACTAATAAAAGTGATCTTTCTCTACTGAAGTTAGATGGTACTATTTTCAACTCACCAAAGTCTGATGCGTAAATAGAAACAGAAGCCTCTACTGTGTTTGCATCAACCATTTGTCTTGCTGAAGCTCTACCTGTGAAACCAGATATTTTTTGCTTATTAACTGGGCCACAGATTGCCATTGAAGGCTCTCCGCCATTAGCGAAACAGTCTTGCAATACAGATTTTAATAATGTTTCTGTTAAAGCTCTTTGTGTTCCGTCAGTTGGAGCAGCTCCGCCACCAGCACCGCCGCCGCCAGTTCCTCTTGATACGTTAGATGTAATCCAAGATTCGAAACCACCAGTTACTCTTGCTGTTGTAGCATTACCAGTTGTTTTAGCGCCTTTTTGACAAAGTGCTGTTTCCATATCTCTCTTAAGAGCTTTAGACATGATTGCTAGTTGGTGAGCCATTTCTGACTTCTTACCAGCTGGATCAGATGCTTGTTGAGAACCAGATACAGTTGCATCTCTTTTTGAGATTTGAGCCACGTTACTAACTCTTGCTGTAGCTGTAGCAGCTGATCTTGCAAGTTCAAAACCCTCTAATTGCCCAGCACCACTTGGAGTTGGTAAGTTTTCTGTTTGCCAATCAAAAACTACGTTCCTGATTGAGTTTTTTCCTATAGCACTCAAGAACGGAGTTGTTTGAGGACTGATGTTATAGATAACATTACTTAGCTGTTCTCTATCTGAAGACGCCGAGTAAGTATCAAATGCGTTTGTTACTTTAGCCATGATATTTTCCTATGTTTAAAAGTTTATATAATTTGTTCAAATAATTTAGCCGCATCCTGGACTTTGCCAGTTTTAGCTAATTTTTGATGCGCTCTTTTCGCTGGTGTTGAACTTTTAGGTACATTTGAAGTGCCAGGTCGGGCGGTTCGAGCTGCCGCTTTCTTTTCAGTTGGCTTTACTTTAGTAGCTTGTTGTGTCTTATGTTGTAACCATGCGTTTCTTAAACCAAGTAAAACTCGGTAGTCGTAAACGCTGTCCATCTCTTGAGATGAATAGCCTAAAACATTAACACCATAATCCCGAATAGAGTTTTTTTCTTTAACTGCTATTTCGTTGTCTTGCCATTCTGGAATTTGTGTTAGCAATTGTTCATTACCGTACTTGACGAACTTTTCAAGTTCCTCTTGTTGCTTTGCAGCTTGTTCCTGTTGGAGTCTAGTTGCTTCAGCTTCCGCGGCTTGTAACCTTTGCTTCTTCTCATTCCATAAGTCTTTTTCACGGACATAGGCAATAGGATCAGTATCATAAAGTGCATTCCAATCTGGCTCGTTTCCTAACTCGCCTTTCAAAGTCGCTTCCAGTTTTGGTAACAACTGCGAATAAATTGCATCTTTTTGAGAAACCTCTTTTTGTTGAGCTTCAATAGCTTTACGCTGTTCAGCTAACTCTTGAGTTTTTCTCGTATAATCTCTTTGGCGACTGTATCCACTTTGGAGTTCTTCAAGCGTGACCTGGGTATCTTCACCATCTACTTTAATAGTATATAGCTGTGGTTGCTCGGACTCCTCTACTTCAACTTGATCTTCTTGAGGTTCGTCTTCATCTTCTTCAAAGTCGTCTTCTAGGTCTTCGTCTTCTTCAATGATTTCATCATCTTCAATGACTTCGTCTTCGTTGACTAATTCTTCTGATGGTTGTTCTAGTTCGTTTTCTGGTTGTTCCGATGGAGTCAAAAAACTTTCGAAAGATTGTTCTGTCTGTTCTAAATTTGTTTGTAAACCAATCGGCTTTGCGTTGTTGGTCATATTCATTCCTTAAAAATGTAAAGTAGTATTTTAACAATACTAAATTAAATTTTACACAACTTTATTCAATCTTCCTAATTGTGACTTTGTGATCTTACCCTTCTCTACTATTATTCTTAAATGTTTTTCTATTTCGGGTAAAAGTTTGATTGCTTTGTGTAAATTTTCTCTTTTATTTATATCACTGTCTTTGGACAATAACCATAAATTTATGTAGTCATCTTTAAGATTGTTTACAGCGTGTTTGAATGTTTCTGAGTTTAGAATTAACTCTGCTTCGTTTGAGTTTAAGATATCTTCTTGTGAGGGCATACTAACCTATGTTGTCTATTAGTCTTTGTAGTCCAGAATAATCAAAACCTTGATAGCCACTTTTACCAACTTCTTGTTGTGTGTAGCCTTGAGGCATTTGTGATGAATAGCTTTGACCTTGGCTAATCATATTGTCTACGTTAGAACCATCTGCGATTGATCTAGCATAATCCAAACCAGATGAATAAGTGTTATCTGGAATCATAGAATTAAATCTATTTAGTCCATCAATGTTTGTTCCAAAGTAATCATAAAAATCAAAATCCCTTATTGGACTTCTATCTCTGTCGTCATACTTGGACATTTCAATAGGCTCTGGCTCTGTGTTTGCAAATAAACCTTTTGGTATGTTTTCAAAGTTCATTCCTACTGGCCCAATAGTTTGTCCAGGATTAAAGTCTTCTTCTATAAAGTCGTTAGTAATACTAAAACCAGGCTGTCTATTGCTGGACATTTGGTTCGTTACTGCTGGTAGTGTTGGTACGTTTTGTATTTGTGGTGCATCTACAGCAGGAGTGATTGCATAAGATGGTATGTAGTTTAGATTGTTATTTAAGTGATCGTATCCTGGCATAATTAATTCCTAGTTAGCTATTAGTTTATCAATTTTTTCGTCTAATTTGTCTAGTCTGTCAAAAATTCTTTGCATGTCTAAATGCAAATCTTGTTTGGTTGCGTAGCGTGTAGGTATTTCTTCTCTTGTTTTATTAACCAATATTTCAACCCTTTTGACATCAGCAGCGTTAGTACGGATGCTGTATATAATAGGAACATAAACGAGAGTGATAATCGCGTTCCAAAATAAAATAGGGTTGTCCATCAATAACTCCAAATGTGTGGCCTTGGTCTGTTTTCTTTTTCTTCCGAGATGTCTAAGTGTATAAAACGAGCATCTCCTTTTTGATTCACACCAACGCCAGTAAATCCATAATCTTTAGCTTTTGATACTATGTTGAGTGCTTTGCTTCCTCTTACATATACATCAGCAGCCAATCCTTCTGCATGAGTACCTGGTGTTTTCTTTCTCGCTTCTATTGGATGTTCTTCGCATCTGTAACCAGATGTAATAATAAAAGGAAAACCCAGCTCAGTTCTAAGTGATTGTAACTTATTTATTAGTTCGTGTGAAATACCATTTTTACCACAATGTTTGCAAGAAAACTCTTCTTCTTTGAAGTTTTCCCAAGTCATCTTATATAACCTTTTACTATTAATTTAATCATTTTTTTTCTAACTCTTTTTTATAAAATTCTATTTCTGTTTTTAAAATTAATACTTCCTTTTCTAATTCTACTACTTGTTGCTCAAGTGTTCTAATATCTGGGAAGATATAGTTGTTTTGATTTCCTCTGAGGTTTCTAGTTTCTTGTGCGTTTGTATCTATCTTTTCGGTAATGTTGGCATAACCCCAAACTCCTAAAGATATAGCAACTACTATTTGTGCAAGGTAAGGAAGCGATATGCTTAAAGAAGATTTATCATCTACTTTGGCTATTTGGTTCATTATTTTCCAACGCCTTTTACCCTTTCATAAGATCGCATACCGCCGAGGCCGAGCATACCCATAAGGACAGGTAGCATCGTTGATGTATCTGCTTGAGGTACAACAATACCAAAAGGTGCGGCGAGAGGACTGATTAAAAAGTTGACTGCAAATCCTGCAACACATATCCATGCTGTAGCTGGTCGCCAAGATGATTGAAACCAGTTACCTTTGGCTTCTTCTTTGTTAACTTCTATTTGTGCTTTAGCAATTTCATGGATGTGCTTTTGCGACATGGTTGCGATTTCATGTGCAATCTTTTGTTTTGTATCCGCGTCTGGAATAAACTTATCTAGTAGTTCGCTTACGGGTTTTATTAGTTTGTCTATCATGTGTATATTTTTTATGTAGGTTATTTGCGTGTCGTTGGAACGACCACTCTAAAAACTTATCAAACCAACCAAACAATTACTTCTTCTTTTTCTTTTTAGGGAAACCAGCTTTCATGGCATCGTAGACTTTTTTAGAAATTGTAGATTTCTTTTTTGGTCTGCTTGTTTTAGCTTTCTTTCTTTTATTTATATTTTCATATAGTGACATAGTATCTCCTTACCATTTTACTTTGTTCGCCCAGTAAGCTGCGGACAACTTACCCCTTGCGATATTCTTGGCGTGTCTTGCCTTGAATGATTTTCTTCTTGCTTTGCCTTTAGCAGTCATTGGTTTTTTACCAGCACCACTTACGCCCTGTTGACCAAAGCGAATTAATTTTATTACGTCACCGACTTTTGCTAAGACAGCGTGTGACTTTGTTTTGTGGTTAGGGGTACGTTTAGGTTTGTTGTAACCAGCGAACTTTTCGCCTCTATAGGTTATTGCCATTATTTCTTTTTCCTTGGTCGTCCTCTTTTTTTGATAATTGGTTTAGGCTTCATCAAGCTGTCTAACCATTGCCAAGTTTTAATTAAATATTTTTTCATTAGTGTATCAATGTCTCCGTACAAGATATTAGTTCTGAGTCTGGTGGTATTTGTAGAAACACTCTTGCGACTCTTTTAGCTTCTTCTAAATTTTTAGCCTTAATGTCCGAACCAACATAAATAAAATCTCCATCAAGAAATTCTAAATCGTATATCTTATCCGATTGGTTGGTTGTTCCCATTTGTAAACATTCCTTGAGATTGATTCTTTGCTACTTGTCTAATAGCTTCTCTATCTCTTTCCATGATAGCGTTGATCTCTGCTACATTTACTTGCGTACCATATTTAGCTTCTAGTTCAGCTATTTTTACTTTTAGATCAGCTTCATGCTCATCACGGTTTCTGTCGTCATCCATGATAATTTTCATTCTGTCTGTCTCTGCATCAATGATAGCTTTTTGTGCTAAGTTCTGTGCCTTCATTGCTTCTGCTTGAGCTAACATTTCTTCAGGAGAAGGTTTCTGATCTTGCGGTTGCTGTGGTGGCATTGGTGGAACGGTTGTGTTTATAAATGAATTAGCATCTTTGAAACCAGCCATTTCAATCATTTTTGTCAATGTGTTAGCGTACTGCTGTAGATTGAGTAAAGGATTGTCAGGGCCTAGTGTTTGTAAGATTTGTTCTTGTTTTTGTGATAAGGCTGTTAAGACTTGGAACTTCTCTTCGTCAGATGATTTAGATATACCAACATTAATAACTAAGTCTTTGTCAGCATCCCAGTATCTAGGATCAATAGGTACAAACTCGTTGTTCAGTCTCATCATATCTTGACCTTCTTGGTGCTTGATAACAAGTGAGTTAACCAGTTTAAATAAATCTTTCATTCCGTCTGCAAAATGTCTGCAAATAAGTTCTACTCTGCCTTGCGCACCAGACATAGTTGCCGATACTGCTTGGGCGGTAGAAGATTGAAGCGCGTCAGCGTTTAGTCCAGCGGAGGCTTTAGAAACGCCTGTGCGGTTCTCCTTGGCTTCGTCAAGATAAGACAATACTGGGAAGGCTTCTTTACCAACGAAAGGCACAGCGAAAGGCTGTACCATTCCTGGCGCTCTCATTCTAATAGGTTGTCCTATGTCGGTGTTAAGGACATCGTCAATATTAACTTGCCCTTCAACAATTCCCATTCTCGGGAAGATGGCGTGGCCTAGACTATCAAGGGTGTCTCTCATTATCTGAGATTTAGCCGCTTGAATAGGCATTAGGTAGTCCGCAGGACATGAACCAATGGAGGTGTGAGGTTCAGGATCGGGACAGAAGAGTGTAATAGGTAGATCGTCCCAAGGTGTTGCGTTAACAATGTTTATCCCATTGCCTACAGTGCATACCCTAATCCTTTCATCTATACCATCGCCATCTAAATCATAAAAAATATAATGCTCTACATAGAGAACATTTTTTTGGTCAGTTCTATCTACGCTAGAAAAATCAGCGTAAGGATTTCTTGCTTGTTCTTCGTCATAACTTTCTGCATCTATAGAGTCACCAGAACCAGCATATTGTTCCATGTCTTCTTTGTTGTAACCCATAGCAACTAAGTCGCTAACAGTTTTTACCATGCGGTGTGCAACGTAAGGTGATGATTCTAAGTCTCTAGCATTTCTTGATATTAAAACTTCTTCAGGTGGTACTGCTTCTATAACCACTTGGTCTTTAGGTTTAATTCTTCTAATTTTAATGTCGTAACTGGCTGGTGTTTCTTGTGTAATCTGCTCACCAGTTTCAGGGTTTTGCAATGTCATGCTTTGCATTTCTACAGACTCTTTTATTACCTCTACGTTAGGATCAAGTATGAGTGCTTGGTAGGCTTCTGGAGAAATGTTTGTGTATTCGTGTGTTGATGCAGTAATACTGTCATCCCAGTAGGCTTTTACAAAACCAGTTTTTCTGATTAGTGCGTCTTTGAAAGCATCGTATAAAACTTTGAATCCAGGATTCTTTTGCTGGATGACGTAGTTAATGTAATCGGTTTGCTGTGTAGCAAGTTGTATGTCTTCAGGGCCTTTAGGTATGAACTCAACTATCTTGCTAGTACCAAAAAAGGTACGCATGATAGAAGGAAGCATAAACAGTACGCTGTCTCTAACGTCTGTTGATATAAACTCTGATTGAAGAGAAGATGTTGATCCAGGCTGACTGCCTAAATAGTATTCGGTAGCATCTGCTCTTTGTTCACCAATTTGGTCAATGAAGTCTTTAGCGTCATCCATTTCGGATTTAAGACAGCCTTGTAATTTCTCTTCGTCATAAGACTCTTGTTGTTCGTCTAGTTGTTCAACTATATCGTCTTTATCATATTCCATAAATTTTTATCCCACTCGTATTATTCTTGATGTCAATGGTTTCTTGAAATTATACCCTAAAAAGTTCTCTCCTCCACTAAAACTTGCAGCCGAGGATGCCATGGTCAATGCAAGAGCATCTGCTTTGTCGGGCGATTTGATTCCTCTTTTTTTCATTTCATCCTTGGACTCTATTTTTATTTTTCCTGTTGATGTATATTTGTAAGAAGGCGCTGCCAATTCTGATACAAGCTCATCATCATTAGGAAGTCGGCAATTACGCAGCGCCAACCAATCCTTAATAGCAAACCATAACTCAGCTCGTAGGTTGAGATAGTTTTTCTTTGACGATGGTGACTCGGCTACGTTAATACCTCTTACTGGTAAATTTTGTTCCGCTAGTCTATCTACAACTCCTGCACCAAGACCAATAACATCAATAAGTATTTCTTCTGGTCTTTCTATGACTGTGCAATCATCAAACTTATTTTTAATTGCACCGCATAATTGCATTAAATCCATAGATTTGTAAGTGTTAATTTCAAAAACTGTGTTTCCTTGTCGGACGCAAAGTGCTGAGTTGTCTCCACCAAAACGTGCTACGTCCAGTCCCCAGATGATTGGTGCTTTTGCAGTTAGTGATACATCTCTGTTGATTGCGTTTCTAGCAAGTTCCATTGGTATGACTGAGTCGTCATCGGAGTTTGGAAACTCTCCGAGTACCTCTACTCTTGCAACGGTAGAATCTTCACCGTACTGCTCTAGCATAGTTTGGAAAAGTTTTTGGTCAGTACCCTCTACAGTTCGTGAGTCTATTTGTTTTAGATTCCAGAACTTGCGTTTAGATGTAAAGCTGTCGTAGAAAGGGCCTGAGTTTCTTCTGGGGTTGGAGAAGGTAAACCAGTAACGGTTTTCAGTTGGCTCGGAGAAGAAACCTTCGGAGACTGAGTAGATGGGTGCTGGGATACCAGATGCTTCATCCATAATCAAACATACGCCGTATGATGAATGGATACCTGCAAACGCGTCTGGGTTTTCCTCGCTCCATAATTGTGCTTGGGCGTAGTAGTAACCAGTGTCTATTTTTAGATCTCTTTTTAGTGCTTCTTCAAACCAACCTTCTGGTTTAATCGTGGTGGCTGTCTTAGAGTACCAGTGATTGTTTATTGCTAGGGTTAACCACTTACCTAGCTCTGCCCATGTTCTTGATCTGAGCTGTTGTTCGGTGTTGGCGGTAACGATAATGGTTGAGCCTAGTCGTGTGGATAGCATCCATAGTATTAGCCAGGAGACAAGTGCAGACTTTCCGATACCACGACCTGATGCTACAGCTAATCTAAACATTTCAGGATCAACACGTCCTTGGTTACGTTGGATGTGGACTGTCATTTTTTTTAAAATTTCTTCTTGCCACTTCCTAGGGCCTTCAAAGTCTTCAAGGGGGGTGTCCTTCTGTCCCCAGGGAAAGATAAACTTTACAAAGTTGTATGGATCATCTTTTATGTAGGGCGACCATATCTCGGTCATCAATTCCTTTTCTTGTTCTGCTCCGTATTTCATATATGTACCAGTATTAAAAATATTGCAATGTTGCCTACAGCACCAATGCTAAGTATTGCTAAGATTTCCTGTATTGCCTCTTTCATATTTTGCTCCAAAAAAAATTCAAAAAAATTAAAAAAAATTATCGCAACAGTTACACGTAATATACCCCGTGCGAAAAAATCAAGGGGGGGTATAAGCATCGTATTTGTAGGAGCATCTTACAAATTTCTACTTATTGGCGATCCCTTGAACGTTGCCACCATGAGGAGGAGTAGCAACCGCCATTATTACTTCTTTTTCTTGTCAGTCTGATTAATTACCATACTGCTCATCTCCTTAGATGTTGTAGGTAAAGGATTTATTTCTGTTAGTTTCTTTTCATTCGCCGTATATTTGCCAAGTCTTTCTTTTGCACCGCTTAGAACATCATTAAGGTTGATAGTTGCATGGACATTTTCGACTCGGTCTTTCCATGTCTTCGCATCTTGATTCTTTAAGTAAAATATCTGGGCGGTAACGTTGCCATCAGTGGCGGAAGTGAACAGGGAATTTGTCACCTGGGCAAGTCCCTTCGCCTTTCCCCTTTTTATAGTCTCCTCAAATTCCGCAGATCGTTTTCTGTTGCGGTCTATAGTTGACCATGAAACGCCCAAAGCACGGGCAATTTGAGTCGTTCCTAGTCCTCTTGATGCTAAGTTCTCTACTTGCTCTAGATCAATATCAATCCTTTTTCTACCTACTTTTTTTATAGGTTTATTGTCTTTTTTGGGTGTTTTTTGCTCCATAACTGAATTTTTTTATTGCTCCTTAAACCCCTATAATACAGCATTCTTCACAAAAACCCTAAGTTTTTTATGCTAACTACTTGAGATATAAGGGTTTTCGTGTATCATTAGGTAGTCAAACAATACTTTAGGAGGTAACAACATGGCAAAACTACATCACACAAAATACAAAAAGAATTATAAGAATTATATTCTTGAGTGCATAGAAAATGAAGATCAGCTAATTGGAAAGAATTTATCAGATGATGAAAAGATTAATTATCTATTTGAAAGGTTTTATTCAGAGTATGGTTTTTTAGTAGAGAGACAAGGCAAACATTCAGCAATGACTGATTGGCTAGGCGGTCTAGCAATTCATATCCCTTATACATACGCCGACATTATAGAACTAGCCATTGACATGGGTTCAATAGATGAGAACCCAAGCGAAGCCTTGGAAGATAGAGTTATAGAAAACTACTTTTCTTTTATGGCTAATATCATTTTATCCTTTGAACCAAAAGAGGTGGCGTAACATGAAAATAACTATTGATATAGAAACAGGAAATTCAGCTTTTTGGAATCACTGCGAAGACTCAGAGAACCCAACATTTGAACATGTAGAAGTTGAGAGAATATTACAAAACATATTACCAAAGATTAAGATCAGCGACTTCGGAAAGGCTAACGATATTAACGGCAACAAAGTTGCAACATTTACAGTTGAGAGAGACAACGAGGAGTATTAAAAATGAGAATAGGAAACCTAAAGACATCTATAGAACTTAAAAAAGAAGAGGGTAAAAGAACTGCTTTATACAATGGAAATGAAATACACCTAGACAATCAAACGATAGTCATCGTTGATTATGAGCAAGGCTACTACCCATTAAAAGCAAATAATGGTTTTGAGTATCACGAGATGACACAAGAAGAGATAAACCAATTTAACAAAGAGCAAGGCTTAAGCAATGAAGCCATAGAACTAATGCTCAACAACAGCATGAGAGGTGCATAGCATGACATTTAAACAACTAATAAAGAAACTAATAGAGAAGCCACGCAACAGAAAAGCGTGGCATGGCTCTTATTTAATTAATCATTTTCTAAAAAACTAGGGGTAATTATGGAAGCAATAAAACACGCTATAGAGCATTACAAGAAAAGAGTTAAAAGCCTGGATTGTAAAATTTGGGAAGAGGAAATCTTAAAACTATTAGAGAAACAATTACAGGAGCAAACACAATGAGCAACACAAACAAAACAATAAATATAAGTTATACAGACTTACACAAATATTTTGTAAATTATACAGAAACAATGTCAGATTTTGTTACAGAAAATCAAGAGCATTTTTTTAATAAAGAATATATAGATGGAATGACTCATAGCCTGCAAATGTTTGCAGAACATCTAGATAATGATTTTAAAGAAAATACAATTTTAGAATCATTAACTAGGGGGTAATTATGGAAGCAATAAAAGAATTTAAAATAACTAAGGTAGTAACTACATCATATGAATCTTATGTAATGGCTAAAGATTGGGAAGATGCAGAAGATAAAGCGCATTATGACAATTCTATTGATTGGGTTGTTGATAATGAAAGAGAAAGTATAGAAGCCGAGGAGGGTTAAACAATGAAAAAATTTGATTTACTTAATTACATGATTGACATTCATAAGAATTTTTTAAAAGAAAATCCCGATGTAGAGCCGATGTGTGTGCTTGATTCGTTAGCGGTAGGAAACTACAACAATAGAAAGCAATATTTATTTTTGAGCAGATTCTCCGATATATGGGAACGAGTAGAACAAAGAGAGGTTAAAAGATGAATGTTAATAAACTTAAAATTGGCGATAGGGTTAAATTTGCAAATGAAACTTTTGCATTAGTAACCCGTTATGAAACAGATATTTCTAATCAAAAAGGTACTGTGGTTAATTTTTCAATAGATAGAAAAGATAATAATACTCATGTTTGGATAAGGTTAGATATACCAAATAAGCATTTTAATTGTGATGAATGGGGTAATGCTGTTCAGTTTAACCTAACCAATGAAATGGATGGAGGTACTTCGATTGATTACCTTAAAAAAGCAAAACTAATCAAGGAGCAAACCAATGATTAACTGTATACAAGTTTTAATCGTGCTTTCATTTATGGTTTTTTGCCTACATGGCGCGTATCTAATAATTACCAAAGAGGATGAAGAATAATGAAAATAGAATTATTAGTGACTGTTGAACAGTCATACGAGGTAACAGCAGAAACTATAGACCAAGCAAAAGATCAGATAAGTAAACTTTGGGAAAGGGAATTTAATTTGCCTTTAATGGATGACCAAATACAAATTATTAACACTAACGAGGATCAAGACAATGAGTAAAAACGAAGCAATACAATGGCTAGGCAATAGAGGGCAAATGATGGATGTATCAGAGATTATCAAATGCAAAAAAGTCGGCAAATATCTATTTATACTTTTTAATGACAACCCAAATGAAGTTATCCAATATAACCTATATGACACTTTTGGAGAATGTGAAGAGGGTTATTGTCTAGAAGACTTTAAATGGACTAAAAACCATATCAGAACAAGATTAACAGGTGAATTTTATGAAAATAGATAGGCGAACAATACCAAAGCATTTGAGAGGTCTAAGAAATGACCAGATACAATTATTAATTTTACTATTTACGGAAAGACTATGAAGCAAGACATGAAATACTTAAAACGAAAGTACCCAGAACTTTCAAGAATCACCGCTAAATTCAGCAATGATAAAAAAGATAATATGCGAAGAGTTGAAATCATGATGACTAGAAAAGATCATGAGCTTTATGTAAAATTAATTAAACAAGAACTTTAACCGATCAGAAAGCCTTGGAGGGTGATATTATCAACTCCCCCTAAAGTAATCACCCTTCTTGGCTTTCCTCTAACATCACACCCAAACCAACAAACAAAAAATGCTTATGTTGCACTCCTGCTTTTAGGCTTCGCAATACTTTCTTCTCCCCATCAATAGCACACCAAATAATATTTAAATCCATCAAATTCTGAATACCTTTACTAACCGTGTGTCTGTGCATACCAATCATTAACGCCAAGTAGCTAACCGCATCATGGCTAGAATAGTCTTGTGCTGAATACCTTTCACAAAGAGCATACAATACCAACTTCTCCCGACTCTTAATATCAGTTCTCCCCAACTGCTTTTTATACCACTTCCAGACAACCTTTTTGAGTTTTGAATAGCTTTTATACTTCATTGCCACCCCAAACTTTATTAACCCACTCTTCTCGGGCTTCTCAATTGCTTCTATGACCAACCACCATTTTTGTTCTTTCAACTAACTAACCGCCTTAAGACTAAAATCCCTATTTGTATAATATTGATTAACCAACAACATTGGCTCTTTGCAAATCCTATATACTCGTTTCCTTTTATCCTTCCCCCTCTCCTTGCACATATATTCCCTTGCCACAAAGTCATCTAATACTGTTGCTATAGTTGACCTACTCCCCATGCTTCCAGGCAATAGCTTCACTATTGCTTCAAAGTTAATGCTTTTGCTACTCGCGTTAGCAATAGCAACCTCTAAAACTAAAACATAATGTAAAGGATCAGACCACCAGAACGACATAAATCCTCTTTTCCTTCTATTCCTATGAAATTCATCTCTTGCTTCTGTCATTCTTGCTTCTAACTGCTTCATGTATGTTTCTCCTAGCTTTTTCTGGCAAAGCTCTTAATGTATTAACTAACAATTACAACCCAACTTTATGAGTAAATATTACTGATACTTTTTCCCTGGAGAGATGAGCCTAAAGGCTCACTCTCTCTATTAGTTTAGTCTAGGATATATGTACACCCCTATATACGATTATTGGACACCCCTCTATACAACAATCGTATACCCGTATATACAATCACTTTTGCTTTGGTTTATCTTTTTTAGGTTCTTTTTTCTCTTTTCTTTTACCAAATATCCTATCCCAATTGTCCTCAAATACTTTTTTATCAACTTGCCTTTTTCGTTGATCCGATCCTTTCCCGTTCATTGTTTTTTCTCCATGTTATTTAAAATATGACAAATTACTTCAACCGTGAATCCATTACCCAACATTTTATAACGCTGAGTATTTGATACATGGTTTGTATAATTATCTGGAACTGTTTGTAATCTTTCGGACTCAATCGGGGTGAGCTTTCGCCAATAAACTTCATCTTTAACAACAACATTATCTTTTTGCACCGTTGTTAATGAGTTGGTTTTTCCTCCCCTTCTTACTTCTAGCTTTTGCTCGGTGCTGCCATCAGCTTTGTATCTTCCTCGCCACGCACCAGCTAATACTTTTGGTTCTCTATTTCCACCCGTACAAGTATTAAGAGTTGGTGATTTACCATCTTCTGAATAAACTCTTTTTAATATGTCGTGACCATTTATATCTATAGCTTCACCCACCTGGATTGGTTTATCAATCGCAATAACACCATAAGGAACGCCTTTGTGCATATTTGCTGTTAAACAATTAGACTTTTTGCTTTCATGTTTTATGTAATGTTCAGCTCTGCTTTTCCCACCCGACCATTTCTCACTACCTCTATTCATGTATGCAATTGCTTTTTCAGACAATCCATCTATCTCTTTGTTTTCTAATATATCTCTTAAAACCATGCCTCTTTGTTCAGGCTGTTCAACTCCAGGAATATTTGTCCAATAATATCTAACCCTGTTTTGTGCTGATACTAACGCTGAATTAATTAAATACTTATTTACATTTGGTAAAGCCTGTTCAGTATGAAAAGTAATATATTCTTCAAACTCTTTTTTCATCTTTACGTTCTCCATTAAGTAATAAGCATTAGAGTTATTTTCTATAACCTTTTTCATTACATCTAACATTACCCAGAACAATTTACCTCTTTCATCTTTATCGCCTAACTGCCTACCAGCTAGTGACCAAGATTGACACGGGAAACCACCAATAACTAAATCAATAGAACTCCAATCAATATCCCAGGACTGCCAATCAGTAACATCACCTATTTGTATAATATCTGGATAATTTTCTTCGCTAACTTTCATAGCGTATTTATCAATTTCACTTGCATAATAATGATTAACATCAATACCTAGCCTTTCAAGAGCTATACGCGTACAACTCATACCATCAAACAAACTTAAAACATTCAATTTCCTTTCTCCTTAGTCCCATTCAAAGGACTTTTTATTTTCATCTAAAATTTCTAAAACTGCACCCTTCCTGAAAAGAGTCTTAATACTTGTGTCACATTTAAAGTTGCTCTTAACAACTGCACCCTTTACAACTTTCATTGGATCAAAGTCTTCACCTTGCTCAAAACAAACCTTCTCAGCTTCATCTTTACCCGCATTAAAAAGGACGAGTCCCATCCTACTTCCATCTATTATGGAGCTTGCGCCTCTGATATTTTGCCTCATTTTTGTTAATGATTGGTCTTCACCTTCATTTAATGCTTGTTTGGACATGTGGTGCATGGAAATACAGGTAACACCAAGTTGAGCAGATATACCCGCAGTAAATGTTGACCACAATTGCCCTGCTTCATTAGAGCTACTGATTGGCATTGATGATCCAATAAATGCCTGGATAGGATCAAAGATAACTAACTTTAAATTCTTTAAGGATTTTAACTCTTCAACCAATTCGTTTGCACGTTGGGAAAGTTCATCATCTTTTAATAATATTAATGGTTTACCACTGTCGGCAACTGTATAAATGAATACATCATATAAAGAATCAAATCGCTTACCCGTTTTATCTATCTCAGATATCCTTCTCCAAACTTCGCTGTGACTATCTTCCGCAGAAATAATAAGTGCATCACCTCTACCAAGAACTGTTTTACCCAACCAACTGCCACCATTGGCTACCTTCATAGCTAGATCAATACCGAGAAATGATTTACCGATACCACCTACACCCGCCAATACTGAATTAATACCAAGAGGAATTAAATCATCAACTAACCATTCAATAGGTGGCGGACTTCCAACCAAGTTACGAATTGCATAATTTCTTAAACCGAAAGCATGTTCAGTTAATTCAGTTTTAACTTGATCTAAACCTTTAGCTAAATGCAGATCATTAAAATCACCTGTAACACTTGGTAATCTGGAAACACAATTACTAACTGCATTAACTACCTCGTTGGCATTTTTCTCACCAATACCAGACGTATCGTTATCAAGTGCAATAACAAACTTAGCACCCGTTACCTCACGCAACCTAACACTCGCTGTTAAACAGAAATTTGCAGAAAAGACCACCGCAACAGGTAATCCTGTAGCTTCAAATATAGAGCTTCCTGTAGCGTATCCCTCGCATAAAATTAAGGTATCAAGATAGGGCAATTCAGTTGCTTCACAACCAATTAAAAATACATTGCCTTTAATCTCGCCACCACCGACAAACTTTTTACTGCCATCTGGAAAGATATATTGGAGGGACTTTATATCGTTTACTAATATACCGTTATCACTTTTGGTGATAGAATGCACGGGAATCAATAGGTTTCCATTGATTGTTTTTAAACCATAGCTTTTAACCTTTTTATCATTTAAATAATTATGATCCGTCACTTCATTCGCACTAGCAAACTTTTCTTTGGCATATATGGAAACCTCTTCTTGCTTCTTAGCCTTAGCTTCCTCTCGCCTTTTTTGACTTTCCTCCAACTTAGTCTGCATTAATCGTTTTTGTTCAGCAGACATCTCGTTAGGATTATAAGAAGTAAACTTCCACTCCTGGGACGTTCTCCAATTACCGTAAATACAAATAAAATTATTGTCTAATTGATTGTACGCATAGTAACCAGATCGTTCATTAGCCTTATCGTGTCTTGAATTTGCAGTTGCACTAACGCTAACTCTAACTAGATTGCCTGTGGTGTCTAAAAAATCTACAAGCAAACCATTAGAACGCATCTCGCTAATAAGATCGCCATTAGATTTACTGGTACTTGTAAAAGCAAAGTTCTTGTCTATTACTAAACCCTGCTCACCATAAAATTGTGTTAAATCAGTCATCAGCCTGTGCCTTAGAATTGTTTAAATAGCTAGACACAAGCCTTCGGACAAAATTTATTCTGTCTTCCTTACTCCACTCATGCAGAACGTAAGATTTATTTTTTTTGGAAGCCTCTATGTATTTAGATTTGCTTTCCGATAATGCGACAGATAACAACTCCTCGTTGATCTGTGCAAAGTTTTTGATATGCTCCATTTTTTTGTTTTCCCCGATAAGTTTAAGATGTTTGTAACTACAAGCTCCTTTAATCTTGCCATTACGAATATGAAGTAAAGGAGAAGCCAAGCCATGACAGTATGAACATAAGCTCGGCCTCCGATACATAAGATCATCTTGTCTAAAAAGGAAGGTCGTCTTCGTCATCTACGCCACTAGGAAACATCTCTTCTTTTGGTAATTCCTCTTTAGGATTTAAGTTGTTAGCACTCGCTCCAACTGGCATCCAAGTCTTACCAAAGTTATCGTTTATTTCTAAGTAACCTTTCTCACCAACAATGAGTTCTGCTTCTACTTTTTTACCAAGTAGTTCATCAGTATTTTTCATTGATCCGACACCCATTGCATTAAGCATAAGAGACAATGATTGTCTTCCTATCTCAACAGGCTTTTCGTTATTGTGTGCCATAGTGAAAGCATGATTGACTGATATGATTTCGCCTTCAACATCAAATAAAATCTTTAATGCTTTCCAACCGTTCCTACCCTCAACCATGTCTGAACCAGAATACTTTAAATTGTATCTGCCAGGTTTCACTCTTGCTTGTTCACCACCAGAACTCTCTGCTCCAGCTTCAAACTTATCCATACCAAATTGTGTTAAATCCATGTTCGTTACCTCCGTAAAAAATTTAACTATTAATGTTTAACCAGGATCATACTCTTCGTAATCACTGGCTCTATCAATCTCTTCTTTAAGGGCATCAACAACATCAACTAAGACTCTGTTTGCACCTAACGGTAGAATATGATCATCATCACCGTTACTTTCGCTCACCTCTTCAACTAAAATTTTAGCTTTAGTTAAATAGTAGATTGCTTTTTCTTGGTCAGTAATCATTTCTTAGCGATTAGCTTTCCAATCTCAGCCCAAGTTTTCTCAGCTCTAACAATGAAGTCATCACCTTCATCAATTACTTGTATCTCTTCTGGTAAACCGTATCTGTTTTTAGCTACACATGCAGGTGACTCAGTAGTAACTAAGACTCTTCCAGACTGAACAGTTTTGCTTGTTAATCCTTTATTGCCTTGTACTTTTACCGTTCCCTTTTTGTAGTTTAAAAACAAACACATATCACTTGCTTCCAACACCAAGGCTGAAGCTGCTTTATGTAGCTTTAGTTCATGCCTGTCGTAAGACTCTGTGCTTGGATCGTGAAACGCTTTGATTTGGTTATGAGCAATCAACACTACTCGCATTTTCTTTTCGTTTCTTAATCTATTAACTAAATCAAGGACTTCTCTAAAATACTTAAGTGCCTCATTGTAACCACGACCATAACCAAAACTTTCTATTGAAGGTTGCTTATGTGCTTCACAAGTCTTTTGATGTATTAATGGCTCTAACCAATCTAATGAATCAATAACCAATGTGTTGTATTCAAGTTCATCTGCATCAACAAGTGATCTAAGATAACCAATAAAAGTATCGTAATCTTTTGCTAATGGAAAATGAGCTATGTCCCTATTGTTAGTAAGAATTCCCAGTCCCTCTTCAGTTTGAATTACGACTGGGTTTTTGCTACCAACAGCAAGTGTTGTTTTACCAAGACCAGAAGGGCCATAGATAATTGTTATTGATGCTTTAGCTTTACTTTTCTTTTGTATTGCTGCTAACGACATTATTTACCTACCTTGTCAGCACCTTCAATTACAACTGGTTTCTTGTAAGGTGGCAAAACATCTTCTAGCTTTTCAATTGTATTAGCAATATTTCTTCTAACACTTTCCATGTGATGAACAGTTTTAGTTGCTAATTGAAATGCCTCTTCAAGTTGTTGTTGCGCTCCCAGGTCTTGACTAATCTGCTGAATTAAAGGTCTATTCAAATCAGTTAAGTCTTTCTCAAATATCTCTCTTGGGTTTCCATCTTTATCTTGAAAACTTAGAAGAGGTTGCTCTTTCTTTTTATCTACCATTATTAATCCTCCTTTGGATTGTTATATGTTTCGCAAACTTCTTTGTGTGAACAGAATTTGCACCAATTACCAGCATTAAAGCTAGGCTCATCACCCATTGCTTCATCACAAGCTGGTTTTAGAATATTCAAACCCCAATCTGCAAGATCGACAGCTTGAATATCCCAAGTTCTTATTTGCCCGTCTTTATGAAAGGCTCTTTTGTTTGGTTGTATGATTGTCATTTCAATCACAGTATCTTCGTTTCCCCATCTAGCCAGACATGCTAATGAGTAAGTCATTAACTGCTCATTCATCACTACATCTACAGGCCAAGCACCAGACTTTAAATCTGCTACTACCATTCTATTGCTTTCACCTAAGATGACTGCATCAGCAGTTCCCCATAGATCATCACTAATCTCTGGAGCATTTACTTTTTCTTCTATTAATAATTTACCGTTAAGTTCTTCTGTTCGCTGATTAATATAATCAACATAGATTTCAGCTATAGCAATATCATCTTTAGTAATGTCAAAACTAAAACCATCTACATCAACAGTTCTACCAAGGTAATAATCAGCTAATGTAATGCCATCTAATCTATTCTTAAGTAGAGCTTCACACATTTCGTGAACCGCAGTACCTCTAGCCGCAGCTATACTACCTCTTCGTTCCGCTACAGCATTTATCTTAGCTGAAGCAGGACATCTTATAATTCTGTTTATACTACTCGGTGCTAATATCGCGTGTGCCAATGTTGTACTCCTCTCTTGCTATTGCCGCCCAAAGTTCTGGACTGATAATTGAAGCAATGTTTACATCTTCAACTGGAAAAAAATCTTTGTCGCTAGAATATGGACATGGTATCGCTACCTTCCAATCTGCTCTGTCTTGTCTAAACCAAAGACATGGTAATAAATCTACTTTCTTTGCCTGTCTGACTGTTTGATCCCACCAGTTTTTAATATCTGATTGTGTGATTGCTTTACGTCTTTTGACTTCTATTGCATAACCTGGCATTCCTAGTAGGTCGTGACCGCCACCAAAAGTTTGAGCATAATTAACTTCTAGCTCTATGCCTAAAAGTTCTTTAATTGCGTCAATAACTTCGCGCTCACCTCTACGCCCTTTGTTTCGTGCGTTGACCAAACTACTCTCCAGATACGTCTGATTTATTTTCTATTTCTTCTATGTCGCTAAGACGATATAAAACTTTGCCACCAATCTTTTGATATGTTGGGCCAGTTCCTTTTGTTCTCCAGTTCTCTAATGTTCTAGGAGAACGTAACCATCTTTTTGCTAGTTCATTCTGATCTAAAAATATTTTTTCTTCCATGTTGTTACCTATTACTTCGTGATTATGTTATTCTACTCTAAGTAAATTTAATAAAGCAAGTGACTGACAAGAAATAATAGAAATATTATTCAGATTAAATCTTCAGAAAAAATTTACAGAAAATTTATCAATAACATTTACGCATTAATAAGGAGGTAAAAATGAGTATAGATAAAGTTACAAGAGAGGAGTGGGATAAATTGGAAGAATTAAAAAAATCCAACAAGGTAGACATGGTAAACAAACCACCACATTACCAAGGCAAGATAGAATGTATTGATCTGATAAAAGATAGAGTTGGTTCTAATAACTTTCCAGCTTACTTAGAAGGTAACATCTGGAAATATTTATTTAGACATAAAAATAAAGACAGCAACATTGAATGCTTGGAGAAAGCACAATGGTATTTAAACGCTTTAATTAAACACTACGAAGAACTTTAATTAGACATCATTATCTTCTGCATATAGTTACCGACATTCTGCATTTCTTCGGTGGCTATATGCTCTCTAGTTTTACGGTAACGCTCAGTAGCCTTTATGCTTTTATGTCCCATAAGAGTCTTCACATCTTCAATCTTCATTTGCTCACCTGCCATAGTACCAAAGTTATGTCTTAGATCGTGGAACGTCACATCTGGACATCCCGCAGCTTTTCTAATTTTGTTCCAAGTATGAAAAGGATATTTAACACCAAGTATTGTTTCGCTGTTTCTATCGCAAGAGTTGATGATTGCCATAGCTTGATTGTTAAGATGTATTACTCTTGGCTTACCTTGGTAGTCTGTCTTATGTTCTTCTAAGACTAATTTATTACCATCAAGATCAGACCACTTAGCACTACCAATTTCGCTAACACATCTACCACCAGTCAAGATACATAGCCTTATATACTTGATAGAATTTAAGTGTCGCTCATGCGTTTGTGACTCTATAATATTGATCTGCTTATTTATTTCAGCAAACTCTTTATCTGTTAAAGGCCTATCACGTTGCATCTCAGGGTTCTTTTTAACGTACTTTGCAGGGTTATACTTAACTAAAGACAATCTAATGCTGTTCTCAAACACAGAACTAATCAATTGCACCACTCTATTAGCTTGATACTTAGCTCTCTTACTTACTGTAATATGTAGCTTAGTTATATCACCAGTCTCAACGCTCTCTAGTTTCATCTTGCCTAAAGTATTCTTAACATCTCTATCCCACATACGTCTTGGCTCACCATCTATCTTGCCATCCTTCATCTCAACGCACTTCTTATTATTGTTAAACAAGTCTTCTAGCTTTAACTCAAATGCCTGGTTTAAGGTATAAGCATCAGCTTCTACTTTCTTTGCTTCTAATGGATCAATGCCTTGTGCTACTTCACCAAGTATTTTTTGTGCTTTGTTTCTTGCAACACCAATAAGAATATCTGTGTTGGCTAACTTCATAACTCTTCGTCTACCATCTATCCGATAGTACACATAATATCCTGTTGGATAAATTCTAAGACCTTTCACTTTTGTATCAGTCTGGTATTGCGCCATGCTTTCCTCCATTTGCCATCCATTTGCCAAAATCAGCAGTATTGATGTGATTGTTTACCTATTAACGAGTAAATTATAAATTGAATCTTGTAAAGAAAACAAGGGTTTTTAGTAAAAAAAAGTAATGATGTGAAATTGTGTGATGGCTTGTAAACATAGTGCGCTACCAGACTGCGCTACTCCCCGAACAGTTAAATAACCGCTAATTTCTGGGGTTTTTCAAGAGGTATGTCATGGACTGATATGCCTATTTGTCGCCCATTCGCCGAAATTATTGCATCCATAGCCTCTCTAAAACTCTCTATTGAATTAACAGCTTTCATGGGTTCGTCATGTACAGAATATTGTAGGTATTTGCAATTGTTAAAAGGTAGGAAGTAAACATTCTGGTACTTAAGATTAACCAAGGCGAATATATCAATGGTGTTTTCTTTGTACTCTCTTGACTTGCTGTGTGATCCTTTTCGTAAATCAAACCGCCAACTGTTTCTAGCTTTTTCTATATGGGTAACTGTCTTGACTTGACAGCGATACATCTTGTTTTCCCATTCAAAGATTATGTCAGCGTTAGCACCATGAGGCATAACTGTTACAGTATCGGTTTCTCTTGCTATCACCGAGCAAGTTAGGTATTCGCCACTCCTACCTATTCTCTCCGTTGCTCGTGTCATTAAATGTTTTCCAAGTAATACCTTTTTCAGATAATAACTTTTTCATATATTTAGGCTGTCTGTTAAACGCTGCTTTTTGGAACGCCTCTTCACTTATTTTATTTTCTTTTATGTAGTCATTTGCAGACTTTCTTATTTCTTGTAAGGTTTTTCTTACTAACAATTCTTTTTCTGCATTACTTTTAGATTTATAAAAATCAGATTGAACTAAAGTGCTTACCATTATCTCTACTGGCTTACCCATATATTTTGCTCTTGTTTGATCCACAACGGCATTACCAGAGTAAGGTAATATATCTCTTCTTTTAAATCCTAATCTATCAAACTCTCTTTCTGCTGGATTCTTTTCTTCTCTTACAGTAGCACCAGTAAGCTGTCTTGTAAGCGGCCCTGGAACATTAATATCTGTAAAAGGTATTTGTACTGTATCTGGTCTTCCGGGAGCAGCCTCTCTTGTCGGTGATTCTAATTCTGGAAATTGATTTCTTACTATAGGTATGCTTGTTTTTAATCTATTAGTTGTATCAGTTAAAAATTCACCTGTTGGCACAGGCGCTCTAAACTCCTGATCCTGGTCTATAAAATCATTAAACATTCTAAGTGGAGTTAAGAATCCACCAAGAACATTGGAAACATAGTCAGACATAAACCTATTTATTTTTTCTTCTGTATCTAATCCAACCATTCCGTCTAAAAGGTTTTGCACTAGCTGCAAACTTGCACCAGCTCTAAATTGTGCGCCAGTTAATGCTTGTAAAATATCTTTTGGATCACCCCAACTTCTACCGCTTTCCAATCTGGTAACTACATCTGCTATAAATAAGTAAGGAGTTAATGGAAAGTATGGTCGCATATCTATAGTCTTTCCAGATGATGTTTCCACCTCATACCATTTGTGATCTTCTGATCCTTTTCTTTTAGCTTCAATAGTTGCAAATAAAATAGTTGATCCTATTACAGCCTCGCTAAATGCTTTAGTGTCACCAGCAGCTATTCTTTTATGTTCTGCTGGAGATAATAATTTTAAAAAGCCAAGTGGTGAATGTCTGAATTGAAAATCAATAGCGTTGGCCATAAATCTAGCAAAGGGAAATACGCCTGTTGTAATAAAAGGTATGGAGTTAGCTAAATCTACAAATGCTTTTAATGCTTTGTTGTCTGGTGTCTTTGCATAAGTAAAATATAAAGCATCATCAACCGCTTTTTCTATATCAGACGCGTCAAGGTATTTTAAAAGATCATCATTTATACCAACATCTTTAATTTCAATACCTTTTGCCGCTAAAGCATCTTGTATGGATGTTGCAAACATGCCTCTTCTATACCAAAACTCTTGTATTCTATTTAAAGTATTGAGGCCATCAACCATCTTCTGTGCGCTTTTAAATACTTTAGCTTTTGATGAATCAGCTACCTCTGAAGCATACTTAGTAAAAAGTCTATCACTTTCATTAACAAAATATTTTGTCAAAAACTCAGTTAATTCTGCTGATTGTTTTTTGTTTTTTGTTAAGTTCATCATCAAGCGGAATGACTCAGCACCATCAACTCTTTTTGTTTCGGCACCAAATGCTTTTCTTAATGGATTAAATGTTCTATTCAAAACATCATCAAAAGATTCTATTAACGTGTGCATACCAACTCTTCCTATTTGAGCTGTGTTATTACGCATTGCTGTTGCTATCTGGCTGACTAATAAACCTCTTCTTATGTTGTCTAAGTCTCTTACTATATCTGTATATTCTTTTGCAAAGTTTGCATACCAGCCTTCGTCTGGTGCTATCTCACCAAGCTCTTGTCCCATTCTTTTCATGGATTGTTTAGCTGTGCTTAACTGTTGCATACGTCTGGCTGAATCAGAGATGCTTTCTTTAAATACAGATGACAACTCTTCTACAGTAAGATCATTTCTTTTTAAAATATCTACAAACTGATTAAAGAATTTTGGACTTGAGTTTGCTAATAGCACAGCTTCTTTTAATTGGTCAGATATTCTTACGTTCTTACTTACTGGTATGTTAAGTTCTTTTATAATTTCTTGACCAACATCAATTACCTTTTGGTTTAAACCAGTAGTAGTATCAGTTTGAAAGTCTTTACCATCTGGAGTATCAATAACATCATCTGCTTTTACTTTATTAATGTTACCGCCTTCTGCCGCTGCTATATCATCAGCATAAACTCCTAAAGGCACTTCATCTCTAACTGGAGGTATTTCGTTATTGATAACATCACTATAGGTTTGGCGCACATCATCATCAGACATTCCTCTATAGTCTATATTAAAATCATCTAAAGTTTGTCTGATTGTTCTTGCTTCTTCTGTCTGTCTTTCCCAGTTGCTTAATAGCATTTGATCGTCTTGATGCACCCTATCTGTTTGCAAATCATCTATTATTCTGTTTGTAAAATCTGGCACTTCACCATCAAATGTTTGCAATTCTGGAAGAAATCCATCTTCTTGCATGGCTTCTTGTATCTGGTCAAAGTCTGTAAAACCTTTTGAATTTTTTGGTGCTAAATATTTAGAAGTAATAATCCCTTTATCACTTTCTAAGATTTGTTTTAGCTCACCCATTCTTGAGAAGTCTCTGCTGATTGCTCCTCCTTCAATATAACTTTTAGCAGTTCTTACTTTTGGCTTCTTAGGTATCTTTAGTATTTCTGGAATCTTTGTGCTTTTAGGTTTAGCAGTTTCTACTTTCGGTGTAACAACTTCTGGAGTAACTGGTGTTTCTACTTTGGGTTGAGGTACGTCTACTCTTGGGCCAACCATATCTGTTGGGCCAACCATTTCGTTTACTTGTACTGGTACTTTATTTTTATTTTTAAAATATGAAGCACCACCGCCTATAGATCCACCTAATATTCCACCCAATCCAGCACCAAGTCCAGCAGCCTTTGCTGATTGTCCTAACTCAAAACCTTCTTGCTGACCAGACATTACCCTGGCTGATTGTCTTAGTGCGTTATCAGCAGTTGAATAAATAGCACCCTCTATAGCTCCTATCTTCGCTCCTTGTTTTGCACCTTGTTTAACAAGTTCTTTTATACCTTGTTTTGCTGTTGCCTTTGCTCCCTCTCTTGCAAGTAAACCAGCACCTAAAGTTCCTATGCCTACATAAGTAGATGGATCAGCAACAAGTCCTTTTATTAATCTTCCAGTACCAGCAAGACTAGCTTCCTTGTTATCATACATATCCATCAAGGTAACGAAGTCTTCTCGTTGTTGTTGGTTTGCATTGAACTTAAGATCAGATGCTTCTTTAGTCATCTTGGGTATATTGTAATTAAACCAACCCATGTATCTTAGGGCATAGTCTGCATACTGTTTGTCGGAGTTTAGCTTCTTAGGTTTGCTGTCTTTTTTAAAACCAAAAGTTCTACCCTCATTCCATTCATAGATACTTTTAGCAGCTCTAATGAATTCTGGATTTTCTTTTAATTCTGATTCAGATAGTTTTTGATTTTTTTTTGGGACAGGAGGTAGAACAAAACCATTAGCTGCAATATTTTGTTGTGTAATATCATTAGCTTCTGGAGGAGGCGGTATTTTAAATTCGTTTACTTCCTCTTGTGGCGGAGGCGGTATCTTAAAATCTACCATGGTATTACTCTGCAATTATGCCATTGCTTATTAAATCTTTAATAACTTGTTCTCTTGTTAAACCTGGGTTTAAATCCTGTGATTGTTTTACAAGCTCATCAACACTTAAGCCTGAGTAAGACTTGTTGGTGATTCTATATGTTTTGTTGTTTTCTTGATTTTGATTACCAGCATCACCCATCATCATACTAGCGATTGTTTGGTCAAGAGACAAGACTCCTTGTTTGTTTATATTATTTTTATAAAAATCTTTTTCTTGTTCTGTTAATTTAGGACTATCAATACTCTCCTTCATCACAATGTTTTTAATCCTAGCAGCGTTTTCTTTATATTTATCTGCTTCTGACTGTTCTTCTTTTACTGTTATGTTAGGAAACATCCTTGTGCCATCATCTACATAATATCTATATCCATCTTTAGCTACATAAGAATCTCTTTTTGCAGGCTTTGGCATGTCCATACCAAATAGCTGGTTCATTCTAATTGCACCTGCTAATTCAGGATTTTGTTTTATAAATAATTCTTGATCTCTTTCAAACTGCTCTTTTTTCATTAGAGCTTGTGCTTCTTTCTGCCTAGCTTCTTGCTCTGCTTTTCTTTGTGCTAGTCTGTTAGCAAACATCATAGACTGTTGCGAGTTACCAGATTGATTTGCATTAACCATACGAAGCGTATCAGCAAAGTTTTTTAACTTCATTGATTTTTCGGCTCTTGCTCTCTCTTCCTCTTCTAGTTTTTTTTGTTCGTTGATAGGTGATATGTTTATACCCAACGAACCTGTGTCATTAGGGTTTATATTTAAAAGACCACCTGGTTTATTGAAATCAAATATTGCCATTATTAATCATCACCATAAATTGTGTCGTAGATATCAGCCGCATCACCTATTCTTCCAAGTAAACCTTGATTGGTTGATGATGAATTTGTCATGCCTGGTGTTCCACCGAATACAGCACCAGATAACAAGCCTATCTGTTGTGGGCCATAATTCAATCCTCTTGTAAACTCGTTGTAGTTTGCATCTAGTCCAGCTTGTCCTAGTCCTTGTTGCTGGTTTCCAATACCAGACATTAAACCCAATCCTCTGTATTGATCTGCTAACTGATTACCAAATAAACCAGCTCTAAAGTTTCTGTCGTTTAATGCTAGATTTGCTGCGTTGTTAAATCCAGACTGTCTTAAATTACCAGAGGTTCTACCTGCCACATCTGCAAATTTTTTGTTTGTTTCTGATTCAAGCAATGCTGAACGAGAACCACCAAAAGCACCTCTGCCTATTGCTGCATCTTGATCGCTTTGTATTTGCATTTGTCTTGCATCATTAAGATCGCTAAGTGTGTTATTAATAACTTGTTCGTTATAAGGATTCTGAAATTGTTGTATGTTAAGTGGGCCTTGAGCTAAGTTGTTTAGTTGTCCTGTAGGATCAAAAGATAATGATCTACCAAACATGTTTCTTGTTGCATCAAAACCAGCTAGTTGGTCTGGATTAAATCCAGCTACTCTAGCACCTGTGTATGGTGTAAATGGTTGACCTGCTACGCCTTGCGCTTTGTTATATAAATCGTCATAACGTGCCTGAGTTGCTGGATCAACTGTAGATGATTGTGTTGTTTTATCACCACCGCCTTTGATAGCTCCGTATGCGGTAGCTCCTGCTGTGATGTATGGTAATGCTGATGCCATAATATATCCTATAAGTCCTTACTAATTAAATATTCTTGTTTAAATCCTAGGTGCTTAACTTTTCTTAACCAACCCTTACGACCACTACCAGTTATCTTGTTAATGCCGATTGACCTGGCGTACTTCTCTATTGATTTAAACATTTCTTCTACTTCTTCATAATCTCCAGCTATACAAAGAATATGTAAGACATTTTTCTTGGGGAAAACTACGAACTCTGTAATTATAACTGTTTGTTTTCCACCCCAAATTGAGGCTATTCCATTTTCTATTTTATACTTAACATCATCAATTGTATAGGAATCTTGATAGTCAATAGCCTTTTCAATTAAGTCTTTATATTTATCAAACTGTGTCTCCCAGTCTTCTTTAGACTGTTGCTGTGGCGGAGATTGTTCCGTTGTCTGCGATACTAAGTTTATATTTTGTTCCATTTGGACTCACTAATACGAGTTCAGTAGCATCTACACCACTAACCTCTATTCTTTCACCTTTCTTAAATGCTAAC